TTAAAACGGCGAACAAAACCATTGAGGACCTTAAACAATCAAATGCCGACAACGCGGAATTGCAGAACAAAATCAAAGAGTATGAAAGCGAGATTGAAACGCTTAAAACAGATGCGTTGAACACCGCAAAGACATACGCATTAAAGGAACAGCTTTCAAAAGCCGGTGTAACCGATGCCGACTATCTTATTTACAAGCAAGGCGGAATTGACAAGTTTACATTCGACAAAGACGGCAAGCCTGTCGGTGTGGACGATATTCTTAAACCGCTTAGGGAGGATAAGACGTACTCACACCTTTTTGCCGAAAAAGGAGGAGCATATACACCAAAAGGCGGAAGCGGAAGTTCAGACGTAAATCCTTGGGCAAAGGAAACATTCAATCTTACCAAACAGGGAGAAATTTATAAAAACGACCCTGCTAAAGCAAAAGTATTAATGCAAGAGGCAGGAACGACAGGAGGAATTTAATATGGGAACAACATTATCAGATATTATCGTACCGGAACTGTTTAATCCGTACGTTATTCAAAAAACACTTGAAAAATCGGCACTTGTGCAGAGCGGTATAGTTCAAAACGACGCAGAGTTTGACAAGCTTGCGTCACAGGCAAGTCCGCTTGTAAATATGCCGTTTTTCTCTGACCTAACAGGTGAATCGGAAACGGTTATCGAGGGCGACGACCTCACCGCCGACAAAATCAGCAGTAAGAAAGACGTTGCGGTAATTTTAAGACGTGCAAAAATGTGGAGTGCGACAGACCTTTCCGCCGCAATGTCGGGTGCTGACCCTATGGCGGCGATTGCAAGTCTTGTATCTGACTTTTGGGTGAGAGATTTACAAAAGGAACTTATCGCTGTGCTTAAAGGTATCTTCGGCACAATTCCGGCAGTATCCGACGGTTCGCCTAAAGAGGCTGAAACAAGACTTGCGTCAAACATTCTTGATATGTCAAGCGCAAGCGGTAACGGTGCAAAATGGAGCGGAAGTGCTTTTATTGACGCACAACAGCTTTTAGGCGACAACAAAGCGGAACTTACCGCCGTTGTTATGCACAGTGCAGTTGAGGCGGCACTCAGAAAGCAAGACCTTATTGACGTAATTCAGCCGTCCGGTGCAAATCCGTTCAGTACATATATGGGTAAGAGAGTTATTATTGACGACGGCTGTCCTGTAACAGGTTCTGGTTCGAGTCAAGTATTTTCAACATATCTTTTCGGCAACGGTGCGATTGCACTCGGTAACGGTACACCGGAAAAGTTTGTTGCGACCGAAACAGACAGAGATAAGAAAAAGGGCAGTGGCGTTGATTATCTTATCAATCGTAAGACGTATATTCTTCACCCACGCGGTGTTAAGTTTACGGACGCCGATGTCGCAAATACGGAAGGCCCTACGCGTACGGAACTTGCTAATGCAACAAACTGGACACCTGTATATGACCCTAAGCAGATTAGAATTGTCGAAATGCGTCACAAGATTTGATGAGGTGACTTATGGATGAGTATATAGCTGTTTTTGCGGATATGTACGGCATAAGCGAAGATGACAGAGGAAAAGCCGAAAGATGTATTGAAAGCACAATCGAATATATCAAGAATTATTGCCATATTGACGGTATTCCCGATGATTTAAAGCATACCGTTATACTTATGGCGGCGGACTTGTTCCGCTATGATATATCGGCATCATCGGGACAATATGACAATGTAACGTCAATCAAAGAGGGCGATGTTACCGTATCGTACGGCAGTAATTCAAGCAGTATGTCGAGCGTGTTTAAAGACTACAAAGCAAGGCTTGCACGTTTCAGAAAGTTGGTGTGGTGATGAATATGGTAAGAGCGGCGATTGAAAGACTGTATAAAGGTTTATGTTCTGTCAAAGTGAAAGTTTCAAGCGTGAATGAGGAAACAGGAGAAACTGTATTTACCGAAAAGGCTGTTTTAACCGAACAGCCTTGCCGACTTTCATTTCAAAGCCGAAATTCGGCGGCAAAGGACGACGGATACAGCACCGTCTCGCAATCGGTTGTACTTTTTATTGCACCAGAGGTTGAAATACCGTCGGGCAGTAAAATAACCGTTACACAAAACGGAAAAACAACTGACTATTGCCGTAGCGGTGAATGTGCGGTTTATACATCGCACCAAGAAATTGCACTGGAATTATTCGAGGATTATGCGTAATGAATGAGATTGATTTTTCACAGCTTGAGAAATTACAAAAGCAAATGGAAAGTGTGGATTACACCAAAGCTTGTGCATCGGCTATGAATGTAATTTCACAGAGGGCATTAAAATACATCAGTAACGTAACAAAACCCGGATATTACAAGAACGGTAAAACGGGCGGTACACTGAAAAAGAGTTGGCAAGCAGAAAGAACAACTGTAAGCGGAAGTACGGTAAAAGGCGGAATATATACCGCACTTGAATATGCTCCTTATGTGGAGTTCGGACACCGTACAAGGCTCGGAAAGGGTACGTCCCCGAAGTACAAGCCTAAGAAAAACGGCAAAGCGTGGGTTGAGGGTAAAAAGTATCTTAACACCGTAGTACCGAAAGTTGAAAGGGATGCACCTAAAATACTTATGCAGAAAATGGAGGAAGTATTGAAATGACATCAAAAATAAAAAATGCAGTGACGAAAGCTATTCATAACCTGTTTGGCGATGATTATGCGGTATATACGGCATACACCGAACAAGGATTTTCAGAGCCTTGCTTTATCGTTGAAATGTTTCCGCTTAACGTACAGTCGACAAATTCATTTTTGGACGATGAAACGCAGACGGTACGAATAAGATATGTTCCGAAAGATATAAGTCAAGATGAATTTATTGATGTGGCTGAAAAATTAAGGGGCTTGTTTTTGTATAAACCGCTTGTACTGTCTGACGGTATGCGTGTAAGGTGCTTTGATATTAATTTCTCTATGGAAAATTATACGCTTGTGACGGAGCTTGTATACAATTACACCGTTAAGGTGAGAAACGAAAGTACATACGATAAGGCAGAAGATTTGATGTTAGGAGGAGATTTATAATGGGTTTACCTGAAATAAATATAGTGTTTCAGTCCAAAGCTGAAACGGCAATTAAACGAAGTGCAAACGGCATTGTTGCACTGATTTTGCGTGACGCAACCAAAGGCGATATTACATCATATTCGTATACAAATGAGAGTGAAGTTGTAAAATCTCATTGGACAACCGCAAATTATGATTACATAAGCAAGACGTTCCTCGGCGGACCGCAAAGGGTTATTGTCGAGAGAATAGGTGCGGAAGATACCTATGACGACGCACTTGCACGATTAAAGAATAAAAAGTGGAATTACCTTGCAATACCGTCGCTTGCCGATAACGAAAAAGATATTGCGGATTGGATTATCGCACAGAGAAGTGCGAAAAAGACATTTAAAGCCGTACTTCCGTATGCGGCGAATAATGAGGGTATTATAAACTTCGCAACCGATGATATAAAAGTCGGTACAAAGGTTTATACCACTGCCGAATACTGTTGCCGTATTGCAGGACTTTTGGCAGGATTGCCTATGACAGAGGGTGCGACGTATCAAACTCTTGCGGAGGTTGAAAGCATAACGGAAAGTACAACTCCGGATGATGATATTGACGGCGGTAAGTTTATACTTATCAATGACGGTGAAAAGGTTAAAGTCGGCAGAGGTGTCAATTCGCTTGTAACCTTGTCGGGTGATAAGACGGAGGATATGAAGAAAATCAAGATTATAGACAGTCTTGACCTCATAAGAGATGATATAAAAGCGTCGTTTGAGGAAAATTATATTAACGTTGTAAACAGTCACGAAAATAAAATGTTGTTCATCGGTGCGGTTAATCAGTATTTTAAGTCGTTGCAGTCACAGGGCGTATTGTATGACGGTACGGATTGCAGAGCTTATATTGACGTTCAGTCGCAACGTGAATGGCTTGCTCAAAAATATGACGTGTCGGATTGGACGGACAGCGAAGTCGAAGTAGCAAATACGGGAAGTATCATATTTGCGGGGGCTGATATTACAATACAGGATTGTATTGAAGATTTGAGTTTTAAAATAGGATTGGAGTGATAGATAATGGCTGAAAGTGTTAAACCGAGAGGCAATCAACTTTGTTCCGGTACATTCGGTAAACTTTGGATTGACGGAAGTCTTGCCTATGAAGTGTATAAGTTCGAGGCAAAGGAAAAGACGAATCGTGAGGGAGTAAGTTTTGCCGGTAGCACAACGAACGATTCAAAACTTATGGGCGTTGACTATGAATTTTCATATACCGTACGAAAAGTATATTCAAGGGGCAAAGAAATAGCCGACGGTCATAAAAAAGGTAAAGATACAAGACATACATTGGTAGCAAGACTTGAAGATCCCGATAACGGCGGTTATGAAACAATTCAACTTGATAATTGTTGGTATAATGATGTGTCACTTATGAATTTTGAAAACGGTAAGATAGTTGAAGAAGAATTCAGCGGCGGTTTTACCGACTATGACCTTACATCTACAATGAATGTGAAATAACGGAGGTATATGATTATGGATAAGAATACAAAAATTACTCTTGCGGAGCTTATCAAGCGTAAGGAGCAAGTGCTTGAGGCAAAGAAAAACGTAAAAAGAGCGAGAGTTTATGTAAAAAGCCTTGGTGGCGAGATTGTTATAAAAGCACCGACAAAGTCGCTTGCAACAGAATCGGCGGAAATGGAAAAGGACGGTGACGCTCACCTTGTTTATGAGTGTGTTGCCGAACCGGATTTACATTCAAAAGAACTACAAGAGGCATACGGTTGTACATATCCCGAAGAAATCGTAGAAAAGATTTTTGACGACGGCGAAATCTCACCGATTGCAATGGAGTGTATGAAACTTGCGGGATATATCGACAGTGTAAAACTTGTTGAAGAAGTAAAAAACTGATAGAGGCAGATGATGAACTCTATATGATACATCATTATCTGCAAATAGGAATATTGCCCGAAAAGGTGCTTGCAAGACCGGAAATTGAAAAAATATTTTTCCTTGCAAGTGCCAAAAAGGCAAATGATGATGAATACGCAAGGTGGAAAGCGTTGGGAGGTGAATAATTTTGCGGAGCAAAATTATAGCGAGCAAATGCCGTGCATTTGTGATAGCGTAGGGGGGTGAATAATTTTGCAGAATAAAAGTTCGATAGTTCTGAATATGAACCTTAATGCGAGTGGATTTGCCCGAGGGATAAAAAGTGTAATCGGCAGTGTCAAAAATATGAATGAGTCGATGAAAGACGCAACGAACAGCGCCTCAAAGATGTCTTCTGTAATGAAAGGTATAGGGAGCAGTGCCATAAAAGTCGGAAAAGGTTTAGCGGTGGCAGGAGCGGCCGCGGCGACTGCCGTAACGGCTTTGGTTTCAAAGTCTGTCGGTGCATTTGCTGATTATGAACAACTTACGGGCGGTGTAGAAACGTTGTTCGGAGCAGGCGGAAGAAGTGTTGAGGAATATGCACAGAGTGTCGGTAAAAGTGTTTCTGATATTCAAGGGAAATACGACAGTTTGATGAGTGCGCAAAATGTTGTATTAGAAAATGCAAATAAGGCATATATGACTGCCGGAATGTCGGCGAATGAATATATGGATACTGTTACGGGATTTTCAGCGTCATTAATATCAAGCTTAGGCGGAGATACAAACAAGGCGGCGGATTACGCAAATTCGGCATTGGTTGATATGTCCGATAATGCAAATAAAATGGGTACGGATATGGAGTCCATAAAAAATGCGTATCAGGGATTTGCAAAACAGAATTATACTATGCTTGACAACTTGAAGTTAGGTTACGGCGGTACACAAGAGGAAATGAAACGACTTCTCAGTGACGCAGAAAAGCTTACGGGACAGAGGTACGACATTTCATCATTTGCCGATATTACACAGGCTATTCACGCAATTCAAACTCAAATGGATATTACCGGCACAACCGCAAAAGAGGCAAGTACGACAATAAGCGGATCGTGGGGGTCACTGAAAGCGGCATTTCAAAACGTGTTGGTGGGACTGACAACGGGCGGTGATATGTTTGACCAAAGTTTAGACGCATTGATTAATACAGCCGTAACATTCGGACAGAATATTATACCCGCCATTAAAGGTGCTTTGAGTGGTATCGGCTATTTAATTGAGGGGTTGGCACCGGTAATCGGCGAAACAATTCCACCGTTAATTAATGACCTCGCTCCTACATTGGCAAACAGTGCCGTATCGCTTATATCGTCTTTGGTAAATGGTCTGACACAGAACGCAACGCAATTTTCAGAGTGCTTGAGCAATATAATTATTGTAGCGGTCGCCGGTATTTCAACCGTAGTGCCACAGTTATTAGATGCGGCGTCAAAAATAGTCAGCAATTTAATGCAAGGATTAACTAATTCTATGCCTCAAATTGTGAACGGAGCAGTAACTTTGATAGAGGGGTTAGTCAATGGATTAGTGAACAACATACCATTGCTTATTATGGGAGCCGTTCAGCTTGTTGCGTCTTTGGCAAACGGACTTATAACAAATCTGCCGAGAATAGTTGAGGCAGGTGTAAGTCTTATAACAGGAATCATCAGTGCGTCATATTCTATGATGCCACAGATTATTCAAACGGGTGTGCAATTAGTAGTAAATTTAGCCATCGGATTAGTACAAGCTATTCCTCAGTTGATTACGGCTTTGCCACAAATCACAGGTTCAATCGTAAACGGATTTATGTCGATTAATTGGTTTGACTTAGGCTTGCAACTTATAAAATCTATTTGGGAAGGTATCAAGTCAATCGGAAGTGCATTATGGGACGGAATAAAGTCTTTAGTCACAGGTGGAGGAAATACCGCAGAATTGGACAGTATAGGACAGTCGGCGGGTGCGTCATATGGGCAATCGTTGGCAAACGGATTACAATCTGCAACACCCGCAACTTCAACATTAACAAATGAGCTGAACATAGACTTATCGTCACAGGGTGCGTCATCAGCACAATCTTGGAGTAACAGTTTTAATTCTTCTATGTCAACGGCTGATACAGGAAATGTGTCAACAACGGCGTTGGGATTGCAAAGCAGTCTTAATGTTGACTTAACCGCACAAGGAACGCAGTCGGCACAATCTTGGAGTACAGGATTTACAACGGGAATGAGCGGTGAAAGTGTAAATGCCGTTACGGAACAAATAAAAACGGTATTTGCAGTTGACTTGACTCCGCAAGGAAATCAAACTGCACAATCTTGGGGTACGGGATTTTCAAACGGACTTATAAATGCAACAACGGCATTTACGTCAATTATAACTAATTTGAATAATACGATAAGTCAGATTATTTTATTGGTTCAGACAGGTTTGACAACGGTAAATACCGATATTACAACGGCATTAAACAATATTCAAACAATTTTAAATAATACTATGACAGGCGTGCAGTCCTCAGTTCAAAGCAGTATGCAGTCTGTTAATTCAACTTTGAAATCGGGTATGGATACGGCAGTGAATACGGTAAAAACGGCTGTAAGTAAATTAAAAGAACTCTTTAATTTTAAATGGAGTTTGCCGAGTTTAAAACTTCCGCATTTTAAAATTGACGGAGAGTTTAGCCTAAATCCGCCAAAAGTTCCGACATTCGGTGTAGATTGGTACAGAAACGGCGGTATCATGACACGACCGACTATGCTCGGTATGAATGGCAACAAAGCAATGGTTGGAGGTGAAGCCGGAGCAGAGGCGATACTTCCGCTTAGAACATTTTGGAACAATTTAAGTCAATACATAGCCGAAAGCAACAAAGGCGGCAATACTATAACGAATGAAATTAAGATAGTTATAAACGCCGACAACAAAACCACCGATGAAATCGCCGACGACGTTATAAACGTAATAGTTCCTAAAATTCAAAAATGTATGGCAAATATGTAGGAGGCAAAATGTTAGATTTCTATTTAAGCATAAACAACAGTGAAGAAGTTATACATATTCCTGTCACGCCGTCCGAATTTACCGTATCAAGTTCACAAGGTACGGAAACTTTTGAAACGGCAAATTACGGTTGGATAAAAATTATCGGAAATCCCGAACTTAAAACTGTATCGTGGAGCAGTTTCTTACCGATGACCGACTATCCGTATTTAAGGGACAGAAGTATGAAAGGGCAGGAATACGCAGACAAGATTGAAAATTGGCGTAAGCGTAAACTTCCGATAAGGCTTGTCATTACATCAACAGGTATTTGCAATGTTGACATAAATACAGCGGCGGCAATAGATAAGTTTGATTACAGTGTAGGCACAGGCGGCGATTTGAATTATTCAATCGAACTTGGAGAAGTAAATCTTTTAAACGATGTACAGGAGGGGTTGACAGTGGCACAGTATGATGAAATAATGGCGAGGATTGATAATATAGAAGAAAGGCTTAGCAGTGTTGAAAACACGATGGTCTATAACTATATGGACGATAATATGCCGTCTTGGGCTAAACCGACTATTCAAAAGTTGATGGACAGAGGTATTATAAGTGGTACAGACGATAACGAACTCGGTCTTACAATGGATATTATTCGTACACTTGTTATTATTGACAAAACAGACGGATTTGAAAATTATACGGTTGACGTTATGCCGTCATGGGCAGAGGCGACTATTGAAAAGGTAAAAAGAAAAGGCTATCTAAACGGTGACGGCGAGGACGGATACGGTTTGACAAAGAGTATGATACGTTTGCTTGTTATTATGGATAATGCCGGTTGTTTCGGTGATTAAAAATGTTGCAATATTTTCCTTTTGTAATATAATAAAACAAAAGACAAATTAAAAATTTCAAATAAGGCTTAAAAAGTACATCGAAATTCGATGTACTTTTTTGTATGCCGAAAAGGAGGTTTATATGGGTGTAATTGATAATGCAGTTCAATGGGCGACAGATATTGCAAATGACGACAGTCATTGGTACAGTCAAGACGTGAGATGGGGACCGCATTATGATTGTTCTTCTTTTGTTATAACGGCATATCAAAATGTAGGAGTGCCTGTTAAAGATAATGGTGCTACATATACGGGGGATATGTATAACGTTTTTATTTCGTGTGGATTTAAAGACGTAACGTCATCCTGTAATCTGTCAAACGGAGCAGGTATGTTAAAAGGTGATGTGCTTTTAAATAAAGCAGACCATACCGCTTTGGTACAGGCGGACGGCGGAACAACAGTTGAGGCAAGAGGAACATCATTCGGTATTGTTACCAATGTGCCTTACAGAAATTATCCGTGGGACTGTGTACTCAGATATACCAAAGACGGAGGCGGTTATATTGCAAACTGGGTTGAGAGAGAAATACCGAACATAGGAAAGTCGCTCGCAACTAAATCATATATGGCATATCAAACATATACGAACAGTCAAGCAAGCGGATATAAATACTTGTGGGGCAGTGACAGCAGTACGTCAAACGGCGGATTGCGAAAGTACAAAGATTTTATTTGTATGGCACTCGGTTCGTATTACGGACCGGACGGCACGTTTGTTAAGATTGAATTTGACGACGGTAAAGTGATATACGCAGTCAAAGGTGACGAAAAGAAAGACAGCGAAACCGACAGCCGACATATGTATCACACAGGCAGTGATGCAAATATGACGGAGTTTATCATTGACGGAAATGTTGTAACAGGCAATGAAAAATTCACATCTGCATTAGAGTCGGAGGGGATTAACCGCTCTGCCCGTGTTGTGAGAATTTGGACAAGCGATACAGAGCCGACATACGGAAGTACAGGAAGTACATCGGGTGAAAAAGAATATCATTTTGCGGATACCAACGAAAAAATACCTATCCACAATTCGATTTTCAAACAAGCACCTATGCAGTTAGACGGTGCTTTGAAAGTAGTGGTAAATGATACAGACGTATCAAAGCATATAGGAGATATATCGTGGACAAATACAAAAAATACACTTGCGACAACGATGTCTTTCAGCACTCCGAAACCTAAAGAAATGAAGTATATGAATATATACATACCAAAAATGGGTGATATTATGAGGTACAGCGGAGGAGATAAAGAAGATTTCAGAGGTGTAATAATCGAGGTTGACGACGGAGCAATGTATGAAAACAAATATACTGCCGTTGATGTAGGGTGGTATCTGAACAAAACTACCGACACATATCAGTTTACATCTATGCGAGCCGATGACTGCATAAAGAAAATATGCAACGATTTATACATTCCGATTGTGCTTATTCCCGAATTGAGTACGCTTATAACGCAAATATATATCGACAAGCCCGTATCGGACGTTATCAAGGATATTCTTGATAAGTGCGGAAACGGGTATAACTTTGACTTTGTACCCGACGGTATGC